AGGGTAGAGGCCGCTGAAGGACGGGGGGCTTCTGCCGAGGAGCTTCGTGAACTGTTGGGTAGAGGTCGTGCCAAGAAAGGAATCTTTGAAGGAGACCTGGAGGAAGGAGAACTCGAGATAGGACAGGTTGCTGCCCTGTTCCGCCGTAGACAAAGTGTGGACGAAGTGATGAAAGAACTTTTAGAAGGATACCGGAGGGCTTCGGACAAGATACGTTCTGCCGGGTTATAAACAGTGCCGGGAGAAGCACTGCGGATTTCACCACGGGGTAATCACAGGGTAGAATAATGATGCTTAACCCTCTGTTACTCCGTGGTGAAACTCGTTTATTCTAAGTTCAATTGCTCGTATTTCAGGCCGAATACATCGGCTATCGCTCGATATACCACTTTCCCTTCTACCACATTCAGACCTAAAGCCAGCGCCGGATCTTCCTTGCATGCCTTTCTCCATCCTTTGTTTGCCAATGCTATGACATAGGGCAGAGTGGCGTTGGTCAATGCCAATGTAGAGGTGTAAGGCACTGCCCCCGGAATATTGGCTACAGCATAATGTACGATTCCATCGACTACATACGTCGGTTCACTGTGGGTTGTGGGATGCGAAGTCTCGAAACATCCTCCCTGGTCGATGGCTACATCTACCAATACCGTACCCGGTTGCATCATTTTCAGCATATCACGGGTGATCAGGTGCGGAGCCTTGTCTCCCGGAATCAGTACCGAACCTACTACAAGATCCACGTCCGGCAACTCTTTTTTCTAAGGGGGACAAAACGAAACTGTAAACTTACACCATAGAGAAGAACGGCATAAATAGCTGATAAACAAAACAGTGAGGTCGATTTAAAAGGAATGACAGCCAAAACGAAACGGTTTACATTGGTTTACGTTGACTTTACGTTTATACCTCTTTGAACGCCCTGTTTGAACGGATCGGTTTACATTGGGTGCTTTAAATAGAAGGTTCCTATTACGCCATTGACAGAATATACAAAGAATGACGCCGCAAATGAACGGCGCTATGATAATACAAGGTTTAAGCCGCTGTGTAGCCATTTGGAAGGCGATACGGCGGCTTTTGTTATATTCTGAACCTTCTTATCAGCGGACTACGATAAAGCCCTAAAATCATTCTTATTTGTTAGGCTGATCGAGAAAGATGGAAGACTTTGTTTTATACCTGTTAAAACGGTGTTTGAAGCCTTGAAAAAAGAGTGGGGTTACATTTGGGGTTACACTTTTAACGGTAAAAAAAAGCCTTTTATATGGTGAAAATACCCCAAAATAGACCATAAACACCCGGTTTTCTACATTAAATAGGGTAAAAAAACAACTCTAAAAAGGGACAAAAGACCATAAAACATCGCTTCTTTTAGTGTTTTTATTACTTGCAACCAATTCATTATTAATGCTTTATTTAAAAAAAAGAGTAAAGACGCACTAAAAAAGTGCGTGTGAACCTTTATTCTTTGAAGGACGCTTATCGGTGAAGTAAAGGCGTAGGTACTTGCTTGTTTAATTTGTGTTCATTATTCCTTTAAAGGGACACCGGCAGAGGTCGCACGGTGGCTGTCGTGTAACAAATTGCTTCCGGTAGAAGCATCCTCTGCAATTTTTATGAAATCTGATTTATCCGGTTCAAGTAAACGAAGCCGTTCTTCTAAGCGAGCGTTCTCTTTTAATAACTCTCTGTTTTCTTCGTCTTTCTCTTTATACATTCTATAATAGGCGGCAGCCTCTCCCGTATGATCCTGCGAGATGACTTGATTTAATATAGGTTCTTCCTTGATTGGCTTAGGCTCTTTACCCGATAACAACCAGTTAAGATCAATACCCACACATTTTGTGTATATTATATCTATATCAAAACTACACCTTGCATACCAGTTAGTGATGGTATTAGGCGCAACACCAAGGAAACGGGATAATTCCGCATTACCTTTTAGGTCATAGAACTGCTTTATTCTATCTAAAACAGCACGTTTATCTAAAATATTTCCCAATTTGTGTGATATTTATTGCTATTTACTTTTGTATTTCCCATATTGTGTATATATTTGCAGCATCTTAACCGAGTTAAGAGCGCCCAAATATACGGAAAAACATCCGCATCGCAATGGGAAACAAAGAAGTAACTTAAAAAACATATACAGATTATGAGTAACGGAAAGCTAATTTATCTCCCTGTGGAGATTAAGAAGGAAATGATTAAAACCTTCAAAACGACAAAAGAAACTTTGTGGGCTGCACTGAACTATAAAACAGACAGCAATTTCGCCCGTATGCTCCGGGCGGCCGCTTACGAACGTGGCGGTGTCCTGTACCCTGATCCTAAAAAGTCAAAGGGTTATATTCCTGAATGTGATACAGTCTTCAATACGTCCGAAAAGACTATGGTACAAAGTTTCGGCGTCCGGGTTAAACTGGTAGGTAACCTTTCCAGTGGCGAATTGTCGCTGTTTGTCGATGGGGAACAAAAGGCCATGTTTGACAATCCGAAACTGGACGAACTGCCCGGTATTCAGGCGGCCGCCCAAAATTTGGCTAACGAATTATCGCTGGTACAGTAATCAAGTAAATTTTATCGTGATGGAATACTATAATAAAATGATATGCGTAACAGTCGACGAACTGACCCAGGAATATGACGGGCAGCGAGTTATGACCGTAGCAAATTACAAACAGTTGTGCGCACGTAAACGCCTGTTTATAGCTCGTAAAGCTGGCGGATTTGGTGTGTATGCCCTGATAATGTATTCCTCGCTTCCTGACCGTTTCCGTGCCCGTTTTGAAGCAATACACGGGAACCCTGAACAAATATTAGAACAACAGAGAATGGAAAAGAAGGTACTTAAAATAGATAAAGACGCCCGTGATTTTTATATGTCCCATATACTGCCAAACGGTAAAACGCTGGTAGATACAAGGGTCGAAGAATATACCATTAATGCTTCAGTGTTGGGGCTGGTACTAACGGCCTTGAATGAACGTATGGCGAAGGTTAAAGCGCTGGGCGGTGGTGTTCCAAAGGATTTATGGCATAAGGCACTGGATTTGTCAGAGTCTTACCGCAAAGACTACAATCATACCTTACCGAATACATTGCGGGGGTTCCGTGACAAGATGAACGCCTACAAACGTGACGGTTATGTCGCTTTGATTTCCGGTAAAGATGGAAACGAGAATACACTAAAAATCACAGATGAAGCAGGCGACCAGATTATCGCTTTAAAACGTAGTAAGGTGCCCGTGTACACGAATTCACAACTGTTTGCGAAGTATAACGAGATAGCCGAAGATAAGGGCTGGAAACCGCTTAAAAGTATTAGTTCGCTCGTTTCCTTCCTGGAACGTCCGGAAGTGAAGCGGCGCTGGTATGACGCAGTACATGGCGAACTGGCTGCACATCAAAAATACACACGGAAGCATAAGACTGCGCTTCCCTCTTTCCGTGACTCACTTTGGTACGCTGATGGTACAAAACTGAACCTGTTTTATAAAGCCTATGATGAAAAAGGAAAGTTACAGGTACGCACTACACAGGTTTATGAAGTCATGGACGCTTTCAGCGAAGTGATGCTGGGCTATTTTATAAGCGACAGGGAAAACTTCAACGCTCAATATAACGCTTTCCGCATGGCTATAGAAACAGCCGGACATCGACCTTTTGAAATTGTGGTGGATAATCAGGGCGGCCATAAAAAAGACGAAGCGAAGGAGCTATTTACACAGATATGTCACGTTTTCCGATTTACAGCGCCCTATTCAGGACAAAGTAAAACCATAGAAAGCACCTTCGGCCGTTTCCAGGCTCAAATATTACACCAGGACTGGCGCTTCACCGGCCAAAACATTACCACCAAACGGGAAACCAGCCGTCCGAACCTGGAATTTATCGAAGCAAATAAAGAGAACCTTTATACCCTGGAAGAACTGAAGGCTGCCTACGCAAAGGCCAGGGAAGCCTGGAACAGTGCAAAACACCCGGCTACTGGCGTATCACGTTTTGAAATGTACCAAAATTCAGTAAATCCTGATACTACCGCCGTCGATCAGTTGGATATGATAGAAATGTTTTGGCTTACGACACAGAAGCCAGCGACTTTCACCGCTTCCGGTATCACTATCGAAGTCGACACGAAAAAATATACATACGAAGTTCTGGGCACCGACAAAATGCCTGATCTTGAATTCCGCAAAAAGCACACTTTCAGACAGTTCTATGTCATGTATGACCCGCTGGACATGACACAGGTACGCCTTTATACAAAGGAAACTAACGGAATGCGGTATATAGCCACCGCCGAACCTTATGTAAAGGTACATCGCAATCTGCAAGAACAGGAACCGGGCGAAATGACATTTATCCGGCAGATGGATATTCGCAACAAACAGGAACGTGTCAACTTACAACTGGAAGCCGCCGAACTGGAAATGGCGCACGGCGTAGCGCCTGAACAATTTGGGCTGAACCGTCCACGCATAAAAGGTTTGAACCTGGTTACTGCTGAAGCCCTTATGGACACGGCTGTTAAACAATCGAAGCCCCCTAAACAGGTGGAAATTATAGACGTCGGACTACTTGGGAAGCAGATTAGCAACCTCACCTTTAACGACGCCGCTTTACTTGATAAATATTAATAAATTAAATACTTACGATTATGGCAACATTATCAATCAACGAGAAAAACGAAATTCGGGACATGCTGAAAACGTATTGCGACAGATACCCGTCAAGAAATAAAGCTACTGCAAGCCTTCACGGTGTCAGTGCTGGAACAGTTTCTTCAATTCTGAATAATAAGTACGACAACATTTCAGACGACATGTTCCGGAATGTCTATTCCCAGGTCAGTACACCGCACCAGGCGGCCGGCTTGCAGATCGTTGAGACTACCGCCTTACATGAAATCATTTCAGCCATGAAGGACGCCCAGGAATGGCAAGACGTCACCTGGGTAGTCGGCGCTTCAGGTTGTGGTAAGACTACGGCCGCCAGCGTTTACCAAAGCAATCACCCGGAAGTATTTACCCTTCCGTGTAGTGAAGACATGAAGAAGGGTGACTTCGTCCGTGAACTGGCCGCCGTGATCGGTGTCAATGCAAGCGGTCATAATGTCAGGGAAACCCTGAAGGCTGTTATCGCACGGGTTAATCAGATGGATAGCCCCCTTCTTATATTTGACGAAGGCGACAAACTGAATGATCTGGTATTCCACTACTTTATTACCATCTACAACCAGCTAAAGGATAAAGCGGGTATTATCTTCCTTTCAACTTCTTACATTGAAAAGCGCATGGAAAGCGGTCTGAAGCATAATAAAAAAGGCTATCAGGAAATAAACAGTCGCATAGGTCGCAAATTTTACGAAGTGTCCCAAAATACGGCAAATGACGTGTACGCTGTATGTGTAGCGAACGGTGTTAAAGAAGATAAAGCGCTGGAAAATATCATCCAGGATGCCGCCAGCTATGAAAATGACATGCGCCGTGTAACTAAAAAAATAAAGATTGAAAAGAAACGCCGGGCGGCATAGTGATAAAACACTGTTTTAAGGCTGTTTAAACAGCCTTTGAACGGTAAATATACAAAGTAATGGAACAAACGGAAACAAGTCAGGAAACAAAGCCTAAGAAGCTACAACGGGCGCTATCAGTGTCGGAGATACTGAAGATGAAAAAGAAACTCCTGAAACTGACCGGCAAATGGTTCGACGCTTTCGGGCACACAGAGTTTTACGGCGTATGGTTCATTTGGGGAAATTCGGGCAACGGTAAAAGTACGTTTGTGATGCAAATGTGTCGTGAACTCTGCAAGTTTGGGAAAGTCCTTTATGTCAGCCTGGAAGAAGGCACCAGTCTGACTTTACAGAACACCCTTCGCCGGGAAAGCATGATCGAAGCTAACAGGCGACTAAAAGTTATCAGGGGCGAGTCTATGGACGAACTTAGCGAAAGGTTATCACAGCGTAAAAGTGCGGATTTTGTCATTATAGACAGCTTCCAATATACGCAAATGACTTATAAGGCATACCTGAAGTTTAAGGAAAAACACCCGAATAAACTTTTAATCTTTATTTCCCATGCCGACGGAAAGAACCCTTCAGGGCGTAGCGCTAAAAGTGTCATGTATGACGCCAGCCTAAAGATATGGGTTGAAGGGTACCAGGCATTCAGTAAAGGCCGTTTTTTCGGATCAGTCAAAAAATATACCATTTGGGAAGAAGGCGCCCAGGAATATCTTATGGAACGAAAAATTTAACAATTAAATATCATTTAATTATGGAAGCATTATCAGCATTACGGAAGGCGTTCAGCCTGAAAAAAAATGAAGAACTGGGGAAGAAGTTCGACCCTATAACGTTGAAGCGGATCACCGAAGCCATGAAGAACTACGCCGATGCAAAGGTACGGGAACAAAGGGCTATCTGCCAGGAAGCGTTTGACGAAGTTTACGAAACAAACGACTGCGATCCGCTATTCGTCCGGATGCACGATTTAAGCGAACTGCGAGACTGTGAAAGCCCTGAACTGGATTAAGCCATGAGCAAAAAAAGCGAAATACTGACTATTGAACCCGGCCGTTTCTGGGGGCGCATTCACGACGAATGCTATACCAGTGGCGGGCATGATTGCAGCTATTGTAACGGTAGGGGCTGTTTCGCACCGGTACAGGTCGGATATGACGAATACGAAGATAACCCGTGCCCGGTATGTGGCGGAACCGGCCGTCTGAAAGCCGAAGTCACGATCCACTGGGTGCCGGATAGTAAAGAACAAAAAAACAACATGTAAGGATATGGGAAAAGTAACCAATTTCGCCCGGTTTTATGCGCTACTGAAGCGTATGCCGGGCAACCAGGACGGCTTAAAGGAGCAGTTAGTTCTCACCTATACGGGGAACCGTACAAGTTCTTTAAAAGAGATAAGACAAAGCGAATATGACGCTATGTGCGCTTCATTACAGGAAACCCTGGACGGCAATGTCGGCGCCGCTGAATTTAAAGCCCGTATTAAAGGCTACCGATCGAAAGTTTTGCACTGGCTTCAGGTCATAGGGATTGATACGACAGACTGGGATCGGGTGGACGCTTACTGTTTGGATGCCCGTATCGCCGGCAAGGTATTTCGTAAACTCACGATCCCGGAACTGGAAGCCCTGGTTCCAAAGCTGAAGGCCATCGCCCGGAAGGCAAAAGAAAAGCCGGCACCGGTCAAGAAGGAACAGCCGGCACCGGTTCCCCAGTCAGACCAGGAAGCCCTGGCCTTCTTACTGAATTTATCTATTCATTCCCTGAACTAATTATTATGAGCGAAACGAAGAAACAAAGGAAAAAAGTCTGTCCACATTGCGGCCGCAAACTGTGGATGCGTGAATTCTATCCACTGAAAAACGGTTCTCGGAATTCATGGTGTCACGAATGTGTTTTGGATTACAAGCGTGAACAATACCTAAAACATAGAAAGGTGCCCGACGGTACCTTCATGCACCGATCATTGGACAGGGTTGTGGAACATAAGGGATATTCTACCCGCATTTTTTGGAACGGAAATATGCTTTCTATTATGCGCCGTTATTACCACAACACCATTAATCGGGAACTGGCCGAAATGCTTGGAGTATCTGAACGTAGTGTCACCCGAAAAGCCCGTGAACTTGGTCTGGAGAAAGACAAAGAGTTTGTTTCTTCCATAAGCAAAGAACATTTGTTACTTGCCAATGCACGAAGCAAAGAACTGGGCTATCCAGGTGGCTTCACCAAAGGAATGAAATTTAAAGGGAACCAATACACCGGAAGGGTTGTGGAAGAATAATTAAAACATTTAGATCATGGCTATAATAAAAATAACATTGGAAGATAAAGGGCAGGACTTCCTGGAACTGTATGTATCAGAAGAAGACGAAACGGTAATCGACGCACAACCGTTTCAGGGTTCTATATGGAAAGGTGCAATGATCCCCATAAGTGATAAAAGTTTATTTAAGGTTGGCAACCGTTGCCCGATCCACCACCCGCCGCACATCAAGTTCGGTTTCCTCGACTATAAAATCGAAAAGATAGAACGGATCGAATACAAGACTTTGACGTGCAGCAAATGCCATAAAGAAATAAAAGGCGGTTTCTATGCTGCCCCCAGTGGTGCCGTTTGCTGTAACTGTTGGGAGAATAAAACGCCCCAAAAGGTGAAAGATAAAGCACTTGCAGATACATTGAAAGGCTTGTCTATAATTGGTAAAACTTTTAATAAATGAACAGGTATGACAAAAGAAGAATGGAAACAAGTAGAGGAATGGTGGGGGACTGGCTTCGGCCATGTTAGCATGGAGATAGACGGCTATTCAATCTTCCTTCATAACTATGCGGACAAAGAAAAAATGACGCTTTCTGTTATGGTTTATGTCGATGGGCATATCTGCGGCGCATATTCAAATGCGGATAATGAGATCGGCAACCGCTTTTGGCAGAGAGTAAGAAAGCCACTTTATTCCCCTAAAGAATTAAAAACACGGGCACAGTTATACGGGAAAAGAAGTAAGGAAAGCAAGCAAAAATATTTTGAAATGAATTGTTTTATGTGGCGTTCCTTCCGTGCATTTAAAAAACATATTATCAGCAACAATACAGACATTGTCTTTAAAAGTTGCGGGTGTCAGGACGTTTAAAAGCAAAGTAGTATAGTATGAAACCAGGTATTGACAACATAGCAGTGAGACGTTTTGACCGTTGGTTTGAGTCTGAATATTACAGGCTACGCAATCAACTTTCAACGTACCGCCCGCTTAATGAAGATGTTTTCCATGATACCTATCTTCGTGTCCGTCAGTGCTTGCTGTTTAGTGGTGAAGAAATGGTGGATTATACTGCTTACTTCTTGGAGTCATACCGCTGTAACCGGTTAAAGCGATCTTTATTTGAAGCCCGCTTTTATCACCCTGAAGACAGTTTCTTTCAAGCTTTAGGCGAAGAACCAGCCCAGGAACCGGAAATACAAAAAGAAGTTGAACGGCTTGCAACGGATATACTGAAATATGTCAGAGGAATAACTACGCCACAGGAATACAGGATATTTTGCCTTAAATCGGCGTTTCCGGGCTGTTCTTACGGTGAACTATCACTTTACACAGGTATGTCTATCAGCGCATTATATCGACGTGTGACGGCCTTAAAAACGGCCGTACTACATGAAGGTGTCTTTCTTATAAGAAAACAATATTTATCAATTTTATAATTAACAATTAAGAACATGAAACTTATTATTTACAACATTGAAAATTCAAAGGCCAACCGCCCCGGTGAGCGCCTTTGCAGGGTAAACCGTGGAACCGGTGTGTTTACTTTTTCCGGCGAACTGGTGAAGTGTATGGAACTGAAGACTGGCGACCGGGTAATAGTCGCCAACGACCAGGAAGATAAGAAGGGCTGGTATATCTGTAAAACGAATAGTGAAGGCGGCTTCGTCGTTACCGGCAAAGACAAAGCGCTGCTGATCCGTAATTCCTTCGTTGCCGGTCTTTTGCTCGGTAGTATCAAAGTAGAGAAAAGCGCCAGCTTCTTAGTGGCAAAAGAACCGGTAGTAATTGAAGGCGAAAAGTACTACCAGCTAATAACAACGAAGCCGATCAACGTCGATGCGACCAAGATCAAGAAGAAAAGATAACCCCGGCCATGAAGAAAGACCCTATAAACTACATTGTCGGTATTGACGACTCGCTGATTGCAGAGTTTTTCTATTGGTGGGCTTATTACGACAAACCTTGTTCCTGTCTTGTCCTGAAAGCAAAAACGGAAGGGCTGACCGCTATAAAGGTTGTCGTGGATAGTAACGAAAGCGCTGATTTTTTACTGAAGGTGAAGTCTAAAACGGGTTGCAAATTATATCAAAAGTAAATAACTAAAAAAGAAAACATTATGAAAACAGTTTTAAAAGTGGCGGCCTGTGTGGCCGTATGTGTGTGCCTGTTCCTGGCTTATGCCAAACAGGAAGCAAAAATATCCATGTTACAGTCTGACGTGGAATATCTTCAGTTTATGGACTCCCTGCAAGGTTCACGTATAGACAACCTTCGGGAACATACATTTACGGCCGACTCTATGATAATGGAAGCCATTAAAACACAACTTAGTAATTAACAATTAAAAAAAATAGAATGAAGCATTTTAAATTTGAAACAGAAGTAAAAGTAAGCGGTCGCCGCCAAAAGGTGAAAGGGGTTGCGTCTACAAAGAAACAACGTGTAACAGCCGCACAGGCCACCGAATTAATAAACGAACGTGTTGCCGCTATGATAAAAAATGCCCTGAAGCAAGCCGGGGAACTACCGGAAAGTATTATAAACTCTATCAAATTTAAAACGACGGTAGAAGCGTTACCGATTGATTTTATTATTGACCTGGATATACCAATGCTTAAACCGGAAGTGCCACCTGAAGAAGCCGCCGCCCCTTCAGGCGAATAAACAAGAATATCAACCAATTTAAAAGTGAAAATTATGGATTACGAAAAATTGACAGAAAAAGAAAAGGCCGAACTTCGTGCTAAATTTGAAGCTGAAGACAAAGCAAAGAAGCTGAAACAACAGGAAGACAGGGAAACGTACAAAATTCTTTCTGACAAGTTTGTGGCTTCCAACGTGAAGAAATTACAGAACCTTAGTAGTCAAATGATGTTGATTAAACAGGAAGTATTCGGAGACGCCGAACTGCTTATCGACATGAAGGACGATCTTTTCAAGACGAAAGCAGACCGTCGTAGTAATACGTTTACAACCCAGGACGGCCTTATGTCTATCACTTTAGGAAACCGTGTAAATGAAGGTTGGGACGACACCGTTAACGCCGGTATTGCGAAAGTAAAGGAATTCCTGGGAACGTTGGCGAAAGACGATAATTCTGCCGCCTTGGTCGAAACCGTCATGGGATTAATCTCAAAAGATCGTAAGGGCAACCTGAAGGCCAACAAAGTGCTGGAATTGGAAAAGCTCGCTATCAAGACACAAGACGAAAAGTTCCTGGACGGCATTGCCATTATTAAAGCTGCTTACCGCCCGGA